AATATAACCAGTGTAGGCAGAATAGCATTGTTTGACACTGCTATATCTGAGTCTTATGAAGGACTTACTGGAGAACCAGCGCTTGACGCTTACAAACAGGTTCCTGCTTGGACAACTGTTTGGCCTTCTGACCTTTCTGCATCTAACGTGCAGGGAGGCGTTGCATAACCTTTTGCTAATCGCTTAATCCTCTTCTCCCTTTTGGTGGATGACCCGGTGGCCGGTTACAACAACCAACCCACCGGGTCTTTCCTTTTTTTACTAGTTGTTTTCAACAATAACTTGTCTTGACAGAATACAAGTTTCTAGTTATCTTTAGTTTAGAGATAACATGGAGGATACCTATATAGTAGTGTTGAAAGACCCAACAAAGAATCCTATTGCTGAATATTGCCCCGCAGTACGGGTTGCTGAGCGATGGCATCAGGTTGATATAGCTGGTCAATGGAGAGACCCTGGATATACATTTAAGGTTAATTCAGAGTCTAAACCAAAGTATTTAAAAGATTTGATTAGACTAGGTCTGGTAGTGAAGACAGATTCGGAGGAAACAATGTCTTGGGTGGTAACTAACAAATCCAGGTTTAATGTCGCTTTCGAAGGTAAGTATCTTAAGCCTAATGAATCTATACACCTAGCAGAGCTTACTGAACCTGTTATGAGGCTTATTAACGCCGGCAAACTTGTTTGTTCTTCTTCCAAAGAGCTAAGCTGTGAATATTTCTTTGAAACTGCACCTTTCACAGTTGAGTTTGTTCCAATACTTGATCTAAAAGAATTAAATCACGATCAATTGACGGCATTTTTGACTGATTATGGTATAGAGTTTGATCCAACTATGTCAATTGAACAGTTGCGAGAGTTGGCACTTTCACATTTAGAGAAGGCGGCTTAAAATGACAAAGACTAGATTCAGACAGGATGAGTTGGCTTATTGGGATCTTTATTTCAAAGATAAAAACGGGAACTACGTTTGGCCTGAGAAATTTTCAGCTGATATTTATGACTCTGATGGTAATCTTCAGACCAATGTAGCAGAGAATGGTGATGTGAGTTACTCACAAAAAACCGATTCTAATGGTCACAAATGTATCCACATAAGTAAAATACCAATTGATAATTACTCTGAGGGAGTTGTTACTATAAAATCCAAAGTAACTATTGATGGTCTTAGCAAAGAGGTAAGTGAGTCTGCGTTTGAGGTATCGTTTTATACACCTATAAACTCTATAGGTGTGGATTCTATGGTCAGAAAAGTCAGAAGGTTCCTTAGAGATCATAAGGAGCTTAATGAACTTCTAGGGGACTATGAATCCACAGATGAGTCTATCAAAGAAGCTATCAGAGAAGCTATATCTGATTACAACACTGAGCCACCTTTAATTGAATCGATTTCTCTGAATAGTTTTCCTTCAGGTGCTGATGGGATATTAGTTTTAGGGGCATCTTATCACATACTTAATTCTGTTTTAAATTGGAGAGCCAGAGAAGGGCTTCCGTTTTCTGATGGTAAGATGAACATGGACCCAATAGGCGGTCCTGCAAATGCACAAAACAATAGATTACAGACACTCTATCAGATTTACAAGGATCGTCTAAGAAGATTTAAGATGCTTAGAAATATTGATTCAATGTATGATTCTGTTGAATGGTTATATGATACTTGGTTTTATTTTTAGTAAAAGGAGGTTAACATGGGTAACGAGAATACAATTAATAATGAGAACCAGGAATTGACAGAGACTCAACCGGTAGAACAGACTCCTGAACCTTTGCCAGATTTAAGCATGTTTTCAGGAGATCAGGAACGAGAGGCATTAGAAGACGGCATTTTGAAGTATGGCGGATTGCTAGATGCTGCGGACAAGGTGAGTAATATTCTTGCAGGATCAATACTCGGCCAAATTGATTCCAAAGCAGCTGAAGAACAGACCCTTGAGGATGTGGCTGCCCAACTTGGAGAGATGCTTGCTGTAAGCATTTACACAGATCTACTTTATGGCTATCCGCAAGAATGAAAACAAAAGTGGTTGTAAGTGACGAAAATGGGGACCTGTTAATATTTGAATTTGTGGTTCCTGAGTGTTCTTGTGCGCACACAAAAGAACAAGGGCGTAAAGAATTTTTCAGACTGTTCGGCAATGAATATGCAGCTTTCTGTTCTCATTGTGGGAAAGAACTGGTAAGAACTAAACCAATTGAGACAGCTAGTTCAACATTATAAGAAATGTGATTCTAGGGGCAATTATAGATGACATTAGAAAAACAAATAAGTTATTCTCAAGCAACTCTTAATCCAGAAACTGAACTGGAAAAGTTTGAGAATAATTCAAAAATAAGGCTCAAACCTTTGAATAATCTTGGTGCTCTTTGGCATTGTGATGATACTGATGGGTATGTTTATGGTGATTCAATTTATACGATTTCAATTAAAGATACCTGTTATGGTTTAAGACTTCACGCAATAGGTGGATATACTTATACTCAAACAACAACAAAAAAGCTAGGGACAAGAGCGGTTGTAAGTTATCGTGGTGGGTTAGCTGGTCATCTACCAGCTGATATTTTACAAAATCCCCCTAAATCTTGGACTGTAGAACTATTTTTCAGATGGGATGATATATTATATGCAGGCAATTATTTTTTATTCGGTCAATGGGATAATCTCCGTGATCAAGGAAAACTTTGGAGGTTAGTAGCTACTACTGATGCTACTGCTAATACTATTACTGCTCTTATTTTTGAGATGTATGATAGCACTGACACTTTAAAGAGTTTTACTGTTACTTTAGGAACTCCGCTTCAACCAAATACTTGGTATCACATATCAGCTAGTTATAATTCAGAGACAGGTATTGCTAATATATTTGTAGATGGAACAAGTATAGGTTCTCAAAATCTAGGCATAATGAGGTCAAGCCCGAATAAACAGGCATTGACTTTTCATTGTATAGTTCAGAACGGGTCTTTAAATCAAGCATCAGTTTATAATAATAATTTTTATGATGAAATTTGTATTTGGAATTATGCCCGCTCTGCGAATTTTACTCCGCCTACTTCTCCAATTATCCCATTCAGTATAACTCATCCGACAGCAACTGTTATATTGGATAGCGGGTATATAGACACTAATTGGAATGTTAATTCTTTGACATTTTTTGATGAAACCTATTGGAATTCAGGTAATCTTAAAATCAGAGGATCCGCCGGAAATACAGAACCAACATTATCCGGCGACCCAATGACACTAGCTGAGTTCAGGAACTATGGTTTTATGACTGGGCGGTATCTCAAACTAGAATTCACTTTTATCTCTGATGGAAATCAGCAGGTAGAATTAACAGCGGGAGATATAGAGTTTAGTATTGCAGGTCCGTCCAAACCGGTAATCAGCAATTTTTCAAGGAATGGAGATACAGGGTCTTGCGAGGTATCAGGTGTAGACGATGATACCATAGTTTATGCTTATTGCCGTAAAGATTTTGATCCGCACTGCCCGAAGAAACTCATTGGGCAACGCATTGGAAACGGGACAATTACTCTTGATTATTCTCAGTTTAAGATCAATCTTGGAAGTGGTTTGGGCAATATAGAGCTATATTATCCGGGCAAGACTTATCTTGTTGCATATAAGAACGGGCTCTGGAGCGCAGACTCTGATTATGCAGAGCCGACATTTTTTACCTTTGACGCTCCGACAATTTCAAACTACAAACGCACTGCATCCACCGCTACATTCACGGTATCTGGTATGACTACAGGAATGAGGATGCTTGTGATGTGGACTGATGTCAACAACGAAATACAATCTCTGATGATCACTGAAGATGGGAATTATGAGATAACCGGGCTGAGACAGGACTGGAATTATACTTTTATTCCTATCCTTAATCCTGTCTCTGGTCAAATAGGTTTCGCTTTACCATTCGGGGATACTCCAACGACTCCACCGACAACCGGACCGATTAAAGAGAGGATAGTTCAAAATATCGTTGACACCCTCGCCGGGATAAAGCCGGCTTATGGATATTATACAGATGTCAAGGAAGTTGAGAGGATTAAGCGGTCTATGAGTGCAGGTGCGGTTGGGGATCGGCTTGGCAAGTCTTTATTTCCGCATCTATTTGTGATTATCCAAGAAGAGTCTACGCTTGCGCAAATTCTCCACGCAGATTTCGGGTATTCTGACCAGCAGTTGAATATACTAATTTGCGGATGGCTGGATGATGACGAGATAGAGGAGGCTTGCACCAAACTGATAAGCGATATTGAAAAAGCCTTATTAGCGGACATCACACGCGGAGGTTTAGCGTGGCTGACTGAAATAAAATCCAAGAATTGGGAGGTAGACGAGAGCAAGGTTATTAAGCAACAACCGATGGGCTTGATTTATATCTCGGTTGTGGTAAAATATAGACATAAGTATGGAGACCCAAATACTCAATAAAGGAGGAAAAGAAAAATGGCAGTAAATCCTGTAAGATTATCGGCAAAACATCAGCTGGCTATTGCTCTGGAAACTAGTCCCGGAGTAATGGAAACTCTGGACGAGGGCGATGTGCTCTTCATCCCGAACGAATTATCATTCAAAACAGAACTGGATCAAAAGGAACGGAAACTGGTCAAGCCTTTTCTTGGGGCAGACCCCCCTACTCCAGGTCTTAAAAAGTGCACCGTGAGCATAAGTCTTGATATGATTGGCTCTGGAACGCCTACAACGCCACCTCCGTGGGCAATCCTGATGACCTTGCTAGGTTTTAAGGGATCGGCAGGCACTAATAAATATACTTGGACGCTGGAAAGCACCCCAGCTATAGCTACCGCAACCGTCTGGTCAAACCGGGGCGGACTACGGCGTCGTGGAAGGGGCTTATGTGCGGTTTCTGGGAAAATTTCTGGCGAAGTTGGGAGACCTGCGGAGTTAAGCGTAGAGCTTCAAGGGGCTTATGATGGGTATGAGGACGCAGAGCCTTTTAGCCAAACCCTCCCTCGTCCAGTTCCACCTGTAGTCAATGCTGGAGCGTTCACGCTCGGAGGGTCATACTCTCCATTCATCAGCAAATGGGAGCTTACTATTGCAAACACTTTGGCGTGGAGGATCAAGCCGGATGCGTCTTCATTGATTTATTTTACGGAGATTACATCCAGAAGATTTTCCGTAACGCTTGCACCAGAAATAGAAGCCCTCTCTACCCGTGATTGGCTGGACTCTCTTGAAAGTATGACAGAGGAAGCGTTAGAGATCACGATAGGGTCAGAAGCTGGCAATAAGTTCAGGATTACGGCGCCGAATGCGGTAGTGGTAAAGGCTGGAGAGGAAAACGATGAAGAGGGCAAGATGACAGATGCAGTGGAGCTTTTGCTTACCCCATCATACGAGACCGGCGGGAATGACGAGATTACTATAGAACAATTATAGGAAAGGAGAAAGCCGATGGAAAAACCGAATATCATCTTATTACCGGGGCAGAGCAGGAATTATACACCTGAAGAGTATATGTCTCTGCCAGAAGCGCAACGCCCAGTATTTAGGATCACATCCTTGACTGTATCCCAAGCGATTGAGTGTCGGAAAAGAATGGGTGCGATTATCAAGCCAAGAGACAAGGACGATCTTGACGCAATTACTCTGGAGTTCTATGTCTGGGTATGCGACAAGGGAGTTCTTGGATGGTCAAACCTTCGGGATGAAGCTGGAAACATATCCAAGCTGGAGAAGCGAACCGGTCCCGAAGATATTGACTTGATACCATTTAGCCTAATTCTAGGACTGGCGCACGCCATCCTGATTACATCTGGGATCATAGCTGAACCAAAAAAAGAGAATGGCTCTCAGTCGCCCTCGGATACTATCTTGGAAAAATCAACCTCACCTGCGACGGATGCCCCGTCAAGTGGCGAGAGCGTCTAGGGTGCGAGAGGGAGACTGATGAGCCGGTCTATAATTTTGCTCGGCTATTCCCTATCTATCGCTGTCCTGTTCGGTATATGGATGATGGGACGATTGAAGATTTTCTCCGTCTTGTGTCCCAAGTTGATAAATATGGAGTCTGGCCAGCAGAAGGCGGTCCCGCCCAACAGACAGCGTGGTTCTGGTATAATTATTGGGAGTTGCGATGGATGATAAACCAAGTCCATACACTGGAGGCAAAGGAAGATGGCGGTTAGCGAAGAGGAACTCAGGTTTATTATTAGCGCAGTTGATAATTTTAGCGTAACGCTGGAAAAATTCCAGACCAAGCTTAAACAACAAGATGCTGGCGTCAAATCTCTTTTCCCAACCTTCTCTGCTTTTGGAAAAGGCATTTCCTCTTTGACTTCAGCCATCACCGGCGTAATTAAACCCGCAATGATAGTGAGCGCAACCATTGCAGGATGGGCTTATTCTTTTGAAAAAGTTGCTGGAGCAGTATTGACAACCGGAGAGCGTTGGCAACGATTCAGAATGAGTCTTATCCAGTCGCTTGGCAGTGCAGAAGCGGCCGAAGAGGGGCTTAAGATGGTTCAAAGAGCCGCTGAGAATATGTCCGAAACAGAAGAGACTGTAATTGCGGCTTTTGTCAGAATGGCTCCGATAATGCAAATGAATGAAAAAAGATTGCAAGGTCTATCTGGCGCGGCCGGTAGTTTCGGAATGAGTATGGAGCTAATGGCTGAACAAATGCACCGCTTTATCGTGGGTGGTATTGGAGCCGCAGACTTGCTTCGGGAAAGGGGGGCATTTGTAGTTCTGCAACGCCAAGCGCAACAGCTTGGAATTCAGTGGGAGAAAATGAGTCGCCAGCAGAGGGAATTACTCGCCACTAAATTCATTGAGGAATATGCCGCCGCTGGAAGAATGGCTCTTTATACTTGGTCTGGGTCTTGGGCGGGGATTATAGATTATGTAGACAAGTTCAAGAAAATGGTAGCTGATGCTGGTTTCTATGATAAAATGGTCGGATTGACTAATGTTATATACGAAGAACTCAAGAAAGTATTTCAAACCGATAGCGTAAAAGAGCTTGCTAAAATGGTGTCCACTTTCCTTTGGGATACTGTCAAGATTGTGGGATACACTTGTGCATTCATTAAAGACGCTGTCGTTCTTATAAAGAATTATATTTATGCCCATTTGATAAATCCAGTTAAAATAGCGGTGGACGCGTTGCTTCTTTCCATCTCATCTGCTATTGCCGGGGTCCTTACTGTGGCTAACAAGGTGGTTCAGCATCTTCCAGGCGTCTCTAAAGAATTTAAGAATTCTCTTGCTGGTATAACTCAAGAGTGGCAAGGGAAAATGAAAACAGCGGCAGGGATGTTAAAAGAAGAAACCGTCAACCAAATGGACCTTTTGCGAGGCGGTTTGCAAAGAGGGATGGGGGCGATGTATGATTTCTACGACATCACTAGTCAAGTGCCTGGAAAGATTAAAGAAGCCAGCGTGTTTATGGCGCAACAAGCAGATATAATCAAGAAAAACAGAGAAGAGACCGAAAAATTTCTGCGTGCACATGATAAAATCTACGACAGAGAGATGAAAAAACTGGACGAACTGAAGGCAAAAAAACAGATCACCGATGAAGAGTATGAGGCAGAGCATAGGAGGCTACTTGCTGAACACTATAAGAGAGAAGAAGACGCGCGAGATAAAGATGTGAAGTCGCTTAAAGAACATCAAAGAGAGATGCAAGAGGCTTGGGAAAAATACTATAAAGTTGTTGAAGATTTAAGGACTCCAAAAGAAAAGCTGGAACAGGAATACAATGAGAAAATGATGGCGATTGATAGAGCAGAAGAGGTGGCGAAAGAGGAATTGGAGAAGGAAAGAGAAAAGGCTGAGAAGAGTGGAAAATTCAATGAAAAAGAGTTTAATGAAAAGCTTATCCAGTTGCAAAACGAATTTAATGAACAGCGCATTCGTTTAATAGAAAAATATGATAAAGAGAAGGCGGCGCTTTCAGAAAGAGAATATCAGGACGAATACGGGGATTTTCTCAGGCTCCACGATCAGCTTTTAGACGAGCAAACGAGATACGAAGAAGAATACAAGAAAAATCTTGCTATTCTTGAGGCGGCTCAAAAGTCTTCTGATGAAACAATAGCTAAACAAGCCACTGAAGATTTGGTGAAATTAAATGCATTAAGAGAGCAAAAGATGCAGGAATTCTATGAGAAACAGCTTGCCGATATTGAAGCTATTCACGAGGATCTCAAATCGGAAGAGGAAAGACAACTGGATGAACAAGCGAAAGAACTAAAAAGGCGAATAGATACCTTGCAAGAGGCTCTGAAAGAGCCGACAAAATATCAAGGACTGAACATAGAACAGACCAAAGCAGACCTTGATGCTCTTAATAAACAATATATTCTTGCTACCTCTAAAGGAATGAAAATATGGAACAAATATGCCGAGTCTATTGATATTGTTTTTACCGCTATTGGCAAAACTTTCGCCAAAATGACGATGCAACTGCTTCGCGGGAAAGAAATAAGTGGAGAGAAATTATTAAAATTCCTTGTAAAAGAGCTTCGGGCGCAAGCTATAGCCAAAGGTCAAGAGCTGATCATTGACGGTGTCAAGACCGTCCTTATAGGGCTAGCTCAAATGGCGATAACTAAAGGCGCTGTCGGAGAGGATGCTGTAGCAATAGGTGGTGAAGAGATTGCTACGGGAACAGCGATGGCTGGGGGTGGTGTTCTGTTGGGCAATCTGGCTGGTCTAAAAGGTGGCAAAGGTGGCAAAGGTGGCGGTGGGGGCGGTGGTGCAGGTGGTTATACCGGTCCGACAGAAGAGGATAAAGGGCATCCACATCGGTCGGCGCATTATGTTTTCAAGGCGGGTGAAGGGATAGTGCTGAACGAGAGAGAGTTGACCAAGCGCATTCTTCGGCATACCCGCAAGGCATTCAGGTCTAATGTCACTGTGGAGGTTGTATGACAAGTCCAGCAAAATTCTGGCTTGAAAATCTTGTCCCGATGGCGACTATAACTGCCACTTCGGAGAATGGGGAGAACCTTGCGGATAATCTCAAAACTTGGCGCTCATATTTGATTTGGGAGGCAACATCGGGCGACGAGCAGACATTAAAATTTGTCTTCAATGAAAATGTTGCGCCAGAAGCCTGCCTGATTTACGGGTCAAACCTTAGCGGGAAAACGCTAACAGTTGCCTACTCTGACAACGATTTGGACTGGACAACTGTAGGGACTCTTAATGTAAATGCGCGTGGCTCTGGCTATCTGAATATCTCCACTGCAGGCGAGCATAAGTATTGGAAAATTATCATTCCGCCAGTTTCAGTTCCAGCGCAGATCGCTATCGTTTATCTTGGCTCGGAAATAGAAGCTCCGACTTATTTTGAGGTTGGGAGCTTTGATCCCCTTGCCTATTCGGTGGAAGCCCGTGCTCTATGGAGTTTGGGCGGGAAACGGTTGGGAACGACTGAGAAAATTCGGAAGCGGAATTGGACATTGAGTTTCACTCAATTCCCTACCGCGTGGGTAGATACTTATTTTGAGAGATTTATGGACGCCGAAGCTATGCTGTGGTGCTGGGAGCCGGACGAGTATATCTCGGACATCTTTCTGGCATTCATAGTTCCAGACCAAAAGAGAACTGCTCCATTTTCGGGTCCGGGTAGACGAGATATGGTGATTGAATTGGAGGGAGAGTATGCCTGATTTGAAATACTCCCCGTGTTGGTTGGTCAAGATTTTCCTGCCGTATTGCGCAAATACCTTTGGAGTATCCCCCTGCACTGCCACTGGGCAGATATGCTATTATACATACTTTACTTGCACTGATAAGACGCACTTTTCGCCAACTACCAGAGAGGTTCGGCTTTGCACGCCGAACTGGATTTATGCTGGCGTTGAGGGGTATTTGCCGTTGGTAGGTGAAGTTAATAATAACTCTGCGGAGTTAAATTATAATGATAATAGGCTTGAGTTCGCAGATTTGGACTTGATTTGCGCAGATGATGCCCCGCTTCCAAAAGCTAACCCTGACAAGAGCGTGTCCAGATTAGAGAACGCTGGAACTTATCTCCGAAATCTCTTTACCCGGCATAACAACTGGCATAAGGCAGAGATTGAGGTCTATTTTGGGGATGCTACAGACCCGATTGAAAAATTTGAGAGGATATTTGTAGGCGTGCTTGAAGAGATTGAGTATCAGTCGGACTATGCGGTTCGGATTTCTGCTAAAGACATCTTTGGAAAAGAGAACGCCAAGAGCCATAAAAAGACAGACGATAAATGCACGCTTAAGGCAGACTATTCTGGTGGTCAGGTTCTGGAGCTTTATCACGGGCATAAGTTTGAGGAAGCTGGCATCGTTCTTGCGGACGGGAAATATATCAAATATAAAGGCAGGTCTGATGAAGGCGACCATTGGCATTTATTGAACTGTGCGTATTGTTTCGGAAGCTCTGGGACAATAACTGCAGGGACTAAAGTCCAGCTGGTTCTGGTTTATGAGCGTGATGGTGGGCATAGTGTAGGGAATGATAATAATAAGGGCTTCCCAGTTGATTGGTGCATAGTGGATTTGTTGGCGCGGAGTAAAATAAACCTACTTACCAGACTTGAATGGCGGGAAATGGACGCCACACTGGATGGGGATATAACAGCCGATGCGACTACTCTGGTATTATCCAGCGCAACCGGCTTCCCGGATCAAGGTATTATTCGGATTGAGGATGAGATTATCATTTATACCGCAAAGAGCGGAAACAATCTCTATTGGCCGGATAACCCTTCTGCGGGACAAGATGCCCCTTTATTCCATAAGCGTTTCAGGGGGGCTTGGGGATCAGAAAAGAAATCTCATTCCAGTGGCGCAAAGATTTATATCCCGCAGATCACTTTTAAGGCAAATCAGGCATTAACATCTTGGGAATTAAAGCGCAAGCTCTGGGAACAGAAGGAAATCTTGGACTTAATCAATGAAATTCAGGCTTGCACGATGGCGTATGTAGTGCAAAATTCGGCACATAACATTGAACTGAAGCCGTTAGCGCAACCCGCTCCCGGAGACTCGGTCGGTGAATTTACAGATGATATAGCGATTATGAGTGACCCTGCACCGGAATTGATAAACGACCAAGAAGAGAGAGATACTGCGGTAGTATGTTTTTATAAGCCGGTTGCTGGTGAAGACGGGGATGATCCGGGTGAAACCCCGAAAAACTATTTACATCAGTATGTCTACGACGACGGCTCTCTGAATAATGATAATTATTTCCCTGAGCGGAAGGAAAAAATTATTTTCGCCCCGTGGTTATGGCGTGAAACCGAAGTCTCTGCGATGGTTCAACGATGGCACGCAAGATTTTCATTAGGGACAGAGAAGCTCCGAATAAATGTCCCTGCATTTGCGGCGGAGGGGTGGATAGGTGATTTTGTGCGAGTCACTAGCGCATACTTGCAAGGGGTAACCGGTGCGCCACTTAATCGGAGGCTATGCCAAATTATTAGTAGAGCGGATAAGGGGGACTCTGTTGAAATGGTAGTTGCTGATGTTCGCTTGACCAAGCGATATATGTATTGGGCTAAAGAGCATCCGACTCTAGCGCAGAATTTGTCAGAAACTGGAGAAGGCGAAGAGGTTTTAGTGCCTTTGATAAATCAGCCTAATTATAACTCTGCGATTTATTTTGGTAGCGGAGCTATGCGTGATTGTGAAACTATCGGACAGACTTTTACATTAACCGAAAACACTCATCTCGGCAGGATCACAGTCAACATAGAACCATACAACAACCTCGCTACTATCTGGTTAAAGCTATATGATGCCAATATGAATTTATTAGCAACAGTGCAGTCTAATTCACAATATACTGGAGAATTTGATTTGGATATAGAGCTTAATCCTGGAACCTATCGTATGGAAATTTATCTGACAGGTTTTCCTTATCCGCCTTCAGATGAAGATGTTTATTTAGCTAATTATTCCAATGAAAATCCTTATACTGGCGGAGTGATGTATAGAGATAATTCCCCTCAAAACTCGGATGATTTAGCGTTTTCTATTGAAAAACTTGAGCTTCAAGTGAATGTTCTAGTTCAGCTTAATGCGAATACATATCAAGATAGCGACTTAAATGCATCGGGAGTAATCCAGATTGAAAATGAATTAATAAAATATACCGGGAAATCTCTGAATGGGTCAGTGCTTACTTTGACCGGGTGCACAAGAGGATGGAATGGCACTACGCCTGCATCTCATACCGCTGGACGCATAGTGGCGTTTCTGTATTGCTCGTTCACTGGGGCTTGCCAGAATGCGCACGGTTCTTGGTGTAATGATAAAGAAGGGTTGCATAGTGCAGGTTTGATCGGTGCAAATGGATGGCTTGACGGAGACCAAGATATGGCTTATTATTGGCAATAGGGAGGTTTAAGATGGGATGGCAAGATATAGAGTTTAGTGAAATCGCGGCGGAAGCGGCCGCTTCCACTACAACGATGAACAAGATTAAAGGCAATCTGGAATACTGCAGAAAGCAATCAAAAGTCGGCTCTCTATTGTTATCAACTTATGATGAAAAAGCTTGCGCTTCTGGAACAGATTGGCAGAATGTTTATACCGATTATATGATTAGACTTCCCATTGATGCGAAAAGTATCTCCGCAAGGATTGATTGTCAAATCACCCCAGAGAACGCGTCAGATCGTCAGATTAGGATTGGGCTTTATTACTCTGGCGGATGGAACAAAAACTCCAGCGCATACAACTTGGGCGGGGACGGTTGGCGAAAAGTTTTAATTGAGGATTTAGATGTTTCAGATATTCCTGCGGGCAACATCCTGATGCGCATCCAAATGAAGGCTAGCAATGGAAATCTCTGCTTTGTGCGGGGGGTGAATGTATGGATAAGCGATGCAAAGGAGAGTGGATGATGATGCTTGAATTTATTATTCTAATCGCAACTGCTGGGGTTACCGGTTTGGGCGCATTCCTCTGGTGGAAAATCAACGGTGCTGTGCAAAAAGAGGATTGCGAAAAAATGATGAAATGCAATGATGAAAAACTTGACAAGCTCTTTGAGCGAACTTCCAGGTTTCAAGTTGACTTAGCGGAAACCAAAACTAATGTTGTCTGGATCAAGGAATTTTTAGAGAAGAATGGGAGACCCCATTGAAAATTTTGTTCAGATGTGTTATTTTTAAGTATTACCAGTTCTGCTGGATGATTATATTGAACTGAAAGGAGCAAAAAACCGAAATGTCTCACGGGAAACAATTGTGGCTGGTCGGACAATTTCGTTGGGCAACAAAAACCCTGCCAGATAGGTGGGAGTTTCAGGGAGTATTTGACTCAAAAGATAAGGCAATCAAAGCCTGCAAAACTGAATTATATTTCATTGCCCCTCTTATTTTGAATAAAGAATATCCAGCGCGTCCGGTAAAGATGAAAGGGGCTTACTATCCATTATCCAAACATAGATTGACGCGGGGTAGATCAACGGCCGATCACCTGGCTCATACCCAGGGCAAGGTGGGTTCAACTCCCGCCCCCGCTATCAGAAAGGGGGATCAATGAAAATAGTTATTGACCCGGGACACGGCGGAATAGACCCCGGAGCGGTGCATCTAACAATAAGAGAAGCTGATCTGAATTTGAAGCTTGCGCTTCAATTGCGCCGTGAACTTGATAATCAAGGTATAGAGAGCGTTCTAACAAGAGAGACTGACCGGGATTTGACACTTACTAAACGATGCGAGATAGAGAATGAGGTCAAGCCAGATGCTTTTATCAGCATTCATCACAACTCGGCTTCCGACCCGAATGCAAAGGGGTGGGAGATTTTTTATTATTCAGATAAGGGGCGAGAGCTTGCTGAATGTATTGCAGAACGATTGAAAATTATCTCTGATTTAACCAGCAGAGGGGTAAAGCACGAGAGTAAATCCCAGCACCCAAGCTTGTATGTTTTACATCATACAAAAGCTCCAGCTTGTCTAATAGAAGCTGGATTTATCACTAACTTCTTTGAATGCACTTTTCTGCAATCACTTGACGGCAGAGAAAAAATGGCGCAAGCTATTGCAAGAGGGATAAGGGATTTTCTGGTATGAGCAAGAAAAAAATAAGAGAGTGTCTTAAATGCGGGAAATTATTTATGAGTGAAGGAAACTGGAACCGGCTATGTGAAAGGTGCCGGAAAGAGAATAGTTTAATTTGGGGAGATATGTGCGATGAGAGAACGCTATCCAAAACGCTACCCCGCGTATTATCCCGTCTGGGACGCCAAATGGGGTAGGACTGAAGGGAGGCGCTATATGACCTTCTGGCAACTGCAGTGGTATCGGGTCAAGAAATTTTTCGCTGATCCGGTTCTGCGTTTGCTAACCTTCATCGTGCTGTTCTTGATTATCATTCTTCTTGTTTTTCTGTATTGCGGAGGTGTTTGATGGGTCTGCGCAGAGACCTGAATGATCTTGTGCGGGGTATGAATAATCGCTTGAGCATCAGCAGAACGCTTCTGCTGGTAGGTATAGGGCTAGTCTTTATCTATACCACTCTTATATTGAGCAGGATTTTGAACCTTAAGCCAGAGTTTTTCGTGCAGGCTTTGACAGGTGCGGTGGCTTTACTTGGCGGGATCGCCGCTTTACTTGGTGGAATTTATGGATGGGGGAAGTATCTGGACAGAAAAAACGGAGGAACAGATGGGAAAAAAACCGGGAAAAACCGACCTTGAGTATTTGAAGCGTCATTGTCCGCACTCTCATAAGGATGCCCAGAAGGCAATCAGTGAATATCTTAAACTGCACGGATTTGCCGTGTTTCAGGTGGGTATTCACGGCGGGATTACCATTGACCGGTTCGGGCGCAAGAAGAAAAATCAAGACGCTGGCGTCCCTGACCTGTTAGCAATAAACACCCGAGATATAGTTTTGGCGGGGATCGCACGCCCGGCATTTACACTTGGCTTGATGATTGAGGTTAAGACGCCGAATGATAAACCATCCCCAGAGCAGAAGGCTTTTCTGGAAAGCTGGCGTTCAGTGCGAGAGGTCAAGACTGGAGTTGCCCGTTCAGTGGAAGATATAATCGCATTGCTGGAGACGCCACCATTTTGTGCGGAGCCGGAGGTTAAATGAATGAAAATCCCTCTTCGGTTTAAGATTTATGCCGTCCTTTTTTCCTTCCTCTTTGGAGTCGCGGTCGGGATTTGGCTTGGCTGGAGCGGTTTTTTGCGGTTTTTCCCGCTACCAGAGCCAGTCCCGGCCGCGAATATAATCTGGAAAACTAAAACGATTACAGAGTTCAAGGATCGCTGGCGAACCAAAATAAAGCAGATACCGGGACCCGAAAAGGTGGTGGAGAAGGTAGTGGAGAAAGAGGTGCCGGGACCAATCAGGACAGAGATCATCTATTTGAAGCCGGGAGAGCATCCGACTACCTTTCGGAGGTGGAGTTTTAATTCATTTGAGCTATTTGGCGGGGTAGGCGGGGCATATCAACCGCAGGGGGCTTCATTGGCATTTGGCGGGGCTTTAGAGGGTAGGTATAGACCGGTTTGTTTGAATGGCGCCCGTTTTTCAGGGTGTTTAGAGGTTAATGCGGGTGGGATGGCTTTGAATTATGGCATTACAGAGGCAAGAATAGGCATAGGAGGCGTTCTGGAATGGCGTTAAGGTCTTTCCCTTATCCTGGGTCAAAAGCCAAGTTTATTGACCAGATTTTGCCACTTATTCCAAAACACGAATACTATTTTGAGCCGTTTGGAGGGTCGGGTGCGGTGCTTTTGAATAAGCCCCAAGTCAGGGTTGAGCTTTTCAATGATTTGAATGGAGCGATTATATGCTTTTTCAGGGTGATGTCAGACCCGAAAAGATACCCAGAATTTGAGCAGAGGATTTTAAGACTTCCGGGTCCAGACCAAAAGACTTTTGATTGGGCGGTTAAGACTACAGAGGAAATGTCTGCAGATGAAATGGAAATAGCCGTTGCTTGGTATTATAGAATAACCAAAGCATATGCGCTGAAAGATAAAAAAATCTGTTCAGTCAGAAACCCCTTTAATATCCTTCCATCTCTACCCTCCCTTCATTTAAGATTGCGGACAGTGAGCTTCTATCAAATGGACGCAATGGAGTTTATTAAAAAATTCTGCTATAAGCGGAATAAAAGCGAACCAGATAATAACTCTTTCTGGTATATTGACCCACCTTATCCAGAAGAGGTGGTGCCAGAAGTCAAACAGCTTTATTTGGTTCAATTCACGAATGAAAATCATCGGGAGCTTTTAGAGTTTATCAACAGCAAAATTGATGAGGTTAAATTCTTGATTTCTGGGTTTCATTGTCCGCTCTATGATGAGATGTTATCGTTTGATAAAGGCTGGAGGCTTAAAGAGGTCAAAACCCCATCCAGGATGTCTTGGCTAAAGAATAATGGCGGTCAGGCGAAGTTCAATACCGAGTGTCTCTGGTATAATTATCCTGTAGAACCCAACAGAGAGGAAGGTATGTATGGTAGATGTGATTGTGGTGGCGAGTGGATAATGAAAATGGGCGAGTGGGTTTGTTCTAACTGCGGGGCTAAACAAGAAGAAATTAGTTATATGGAATAGAGTGCCGATAGTGCGCCTATAATGAGCCGACTGCGTGCCGATGGTGCGCCGATGGTGCGCCGATGGTGCGCCGAATAAGAGGGGGGGGCGGATATATAGGGGGGGTAATAAATAATAATAATAATAATAATATAATATAATAATAATATAATATCCCGCATGTATATATAAGCAGGAATGATAATTTTAGCATAAAATTTATATTAGATTTTTTTAATCTTGGTGGGGGTGGCGGGATAAGGTTTTGACCCCGTATTTACCCCTTGCGTTATGAAAAAATACTAAAAATTTGTAATCTGGATTACAAAAAATAAGCTAAATTATTGATTTTTAAGGGAAAAAAATTTTTTCAATTTTAGAAAAAAACGGCTAAAAATTCTTGCGGTTGCCTTGCGGATGTGTTATATTAAGGGTGTAAAGTAAAAAGGGTGCAACGCCCGGATCTTTAACAAACGCAAGCGCAAAAAACCGCAACGAACGGCGCAAGCCCGCGGTAATGCTTATGGTCTTTGATATATACGGGAAATGATAAAGTGGATAAAGCGCAACCGGCAATGAGTGGCTATAAAAACCGCTTGCAAGTCCTTGAACCGAAACCGGGCGCAACGCCTGGCAGGGATCGGATGCCCGAAAAAAAAGCCGGCCAGAAAATCGGCTTCCCCGGCCGAAAAACCTGGGCGCAAAAGTTGGAAATCAAATCCCGTCAAAAGCAAGTTCAATCCCTCCCTGATGCGCTCAATGAGCGGATCAATCAAACCAAAGAGGGAGGTAAAGAGAGATGAAACTGAAACCGAGAGAGATGAGAGAAAGACAGGTGATCTATCTGCTGGACCTGATTGATGAAGCCAGGACCGCACGAATGCAGGACCCGGACAAGTCCTATTTAGTAGAGGACCTTGATCCGGGCTGTTTAATGTTCTGGTGCAAAAATGCTATTGAGGAATGCGGTCAAACTGGATGCGCGGACTCTCCCGGATGTGGGGGAGTCCCCGAATGTTTTAAGATGATTATATGATCTATCGGACGCACTCTATTGAGCGCGTCCGGGAGGGATTGAAAAAAGACTCCCACCCCCTTATTCAAGCCGCCCGCAAATTCCAAAAGGGAGGAAAAAAATGACGAAAAAAACCGAGAATGTAAAGAATGTAAAAACCGAGCAAACTCCAAAACCTTATTCTGTTGAGGATGCACTGGCAAAGATGATTGCCAAAGCTCAGCTGGAAAAGGTGAAACAAGAGCTGATTTCAAAGGCTCTTGAAGCAATAAACAAAAACAAGGATGCTATTGAGAGCACCTTGAACGAATTGCTCGCACTAGAAAAGCGAGCAATTGCGTTTGAGACCGAGACGGCGAAAAAAGCAGACCTGCTATTTGAAAAATTAGCAGGTCTAGGGGTGGATAAAAATACCGCTCTTCGGTGGGTTGACGATCAACTCGCCGAAGAAGAAGAAGAAGAGACAGAGCAAGAGTAAAGAGGTAAAAAATCTAACCGGGCGGCTTGAATAAGGGGGAGCCCTATTCCCTGCGATGGGGGCAAAAAAACCGAAGGGAGGAAAAAAGATGAAAAAAACAATAAAAAAAGATTTGATAGAGTGGTTCTTGACATTAGATGAATTGGACAGAAACCTGAGCATCCTGCAAAGTAAAGGTGCCTCAGCTTCAGAAAAAGACAAAGCGTTTCGGAAATTAAAACGCATTTATAAAAAGCTGTCAGATGCCCCTGCAGATATTGAACTCTTGGTAGTTAGATAAACAATTATTAACCGCCCCCATCGCAGAGGATAGGGTATAACCCCTTTTAATGAAAAATGGAAAGAAAGGAAGGAGAAAAAAGATGAAAGTGGTAAAAGAGCTATTCAATTGCGGGCATGTTATTGACAACTGCCCGTATTGTCAAAGACCGACAGATGGACATACCAAAGTTATGGTCTTTGACGATGGAACGATGAGCGTCTTCTCGCACTGCCAAGTCTGCGGACTTGGCACGGTTGCAGATCACGAGCCAGCTAATTTCACTACGCTGGCTCGGCATTTTCATTATCAAGAAGACGCAATTAAATTAGCCGGCAAACTCGGGTTGCCTATTAGTGGAGAAGGATGAAAAAGCTATCTCTATCCTCTCTTTGGGCTGGGCGGGAGTGCTATTACGCATTCCCGCCCGGTAAAGATGATTGGACTGGAAGGGTCAACCTTCCCGGAGAGCCGACCGAAGAGGCAAAGCCGGGAGACCGGCAAGGAGGACTAAAATGGGCAAGAAACATTTTTTTGTGGAGATCGTGACCTATATGCCAGACGGGTGATACGGAGACCCGCCCTATATAGACCACTGCCATCTATCATATATCCCGGCCTCCGCTGCAGAGGCGGGCATATATGTTGGAGAGCCGGTAGGGTTCCATATCGGGCGCGCGCATCGGACGAGCCCAGTCTGGGATGTTGTCTCGGACTCATCTGGGACTCGGGTTTGGTTTGATACAGATCGGTTTGACTGGGACAGTCCAGAGGTGCTAAAAAATCTACCCACTAGGGCAGGGAAGGAGGCGCTAAAATGCACTGGACGCAATTAAAAGAGCAATATCGGCGGGAAGCATATCAAAAGTATGAGCAAAGTCAAGCTCTCTTGCGGGAATTAAAGCCCATCGGGAGAGTCAACGAGTGGGGAGAGATTTTCGGGGTGGAATTGAAGCCGGGCTGGGTATCTGCCCAGATTGCGGGACAGATGTGGATTTTCAAGAAAAAGGGGTTTGACCAGAAAAAAGCGGAGCTTGCTGATGCTCTCTGGCAAGAGTGCCAGAGGCTTTTGACAGAGGCGGCTAAATACGGCTTTACAATACCAAAGCCAGGATGCACGACTGGGCGAGGGCGCAACTACCTCGCCTCCCTCCAGTGGCACTATGAGCAAGGCTTGCTGAATGAAGAAGAGCAAGCCTACTACTGGAAGGAAATGAACTTCTGGGCGGATAACCCCGGCGCAAGCTATGGAGTTATGCAGGAAGATGGGACGCTCAAACCCATCTATTCAAAATTAAATCCAAGAAGCGGGGAGGTAAAATGAGAAGCGATGAGACTACTCTCAAAGAGCTAGCTGATAGTCTTGGGTTCAAGGCTATCTTCTGGCGTCCAGATTTACTGGAGCTCCAAAAGGGCGAAATAGCCAAGACCTTTAATAGCATAGGTCTGGCTATAATTTATCTTGTAGGCTTCTATGATGGGAGGAATGATGGATAGGAAGGATTTGTTGAGCGTAACGGAGGTCGCCCGGTTTTTCAATACCGGGAGATATACAATCATCAACTGGATACAGCAAGGGAAGCTTTCCGCGGTCAAAGAGGGAGACAAAATAGTCGGCATTTCTAGGAAAGCTGTTGCCAGATTTGTGATGGTTTATGGAAAAGGGGAGGATGAAAATGGAAATACTGACTGATTTTATATTTATTTGCGTGTTAGCTGTTGCGATGTTGATAACCTTTGCCATCATTGAGGGGATCATTGAGTTTATTTTAGATTGTTTCTGGAGGCAAGAATGACCCGTAAGGAATTGATTGAACAGTTGCGGGCACGCGGTATTGAAAAAATCTGGGGGCGTGGGCTGTCTACCAGAACAAAAGCAGAACTTCTGGAGTATTTAGCCCACATTGAAGCGGGGACTACGATCCGACATCTGAGTTATAGTCAGCTGATAGATTTTCAGATATGTGGTCTCCGCTATTATTTTAAGCGGGTGGACCCGAACGCCCCGAAATTCCCTGCGTCAGGTAGGATGATGTTTGGGAAGGCTTATGATTACGGGGTGTCAGTTGGGTTAGAAGATAAACAGCAAACTGGCAATGATCCCCCCGTTGATCTAATGCTGGATGCTTTTAAGCAAGCTTGGGACAATCCCGACCAAGATGTGGATTGGACTGGAGAGGATAAGTCTTGGTTAGAGGCTCAAGGGATAGAGCTAGTTGCGCTCTATCGGGACGGGCTAATACCTGACATTATCCCGTTAGCGGTTCAAGATGAATTCAGTATCACTTTTTCTAACCGGGACTATCAACTAATGGTAATCCCTGACTTAGAAGCGGAGCTTTCAAAAGAGGTTCACATCATAGACCATAAGACAGGGATGACCGCTCCGGGTGAATATGAAGCAGAAGTGTCCGAGCAATTAACCTGCTACGCGCTAGCATATCAAGTCAAGACTGGAGAGCTTCCTGACAAGGTGGCTATACATAAAGCGGTTGCGTTGCGGAAAGCCCCGCGATCTACACTGCCCCGGTATAAGACGATCAAGGAAACAGACCAGGGCTTTATAGGGATTTCCACTATTGAAAGCAAGCGGACTCCAGACAGGATTAAGCGATACCTGAAGACGATGGAGATAACTATCCGATTGATACAAGAGGGTATATTTCCACCCGCTCGGAGTGGAGCGTGGCCGTGCACGCCGGAAGCGTGCGAATACTGGCAATACTGCCATACAAACTTTTGAGGGAGGAATGAAAAATGAGTGAACCGAGACCAGAAACCAGAAAAGAGCGAGAGGAAAAAGCTCTCGCAACGCCAACTCCGCAGTTTCTGACTAAACTTGCGGAGAAGCTGGGGGAGACCCCAGAGGACTTGAAGAGGACGATCTTCAAGACCTGTCTCTACGAAGGGGCTACCGCCGAAGAGTTCAGAACCTTTATGGTGGTAGCCGCAAACTTGGGGCTGAACCCGTTAGCAGGGGAGGTATATGCCTTCCGCAAGCGGGGTGGGGGCATCCAAGTTATAGTTGGGAAAGAGGGGTTCAATACCCTGAATAACCAGAACCCGGCGTATGATGGACGCCGGTTTTATTACTGGTATCAGGTTGGAACCGAGGTTAAGCGGTTTGAAAATCCGATGGATGGATACCCGCTGATGATGGTGGAGTGCCATATCTATCGCAAGGATCACGCTCAACCTGAAATCGCATTCGCCAAGATGAGTGAATACAACAGACCCGACTTAGAGACTTGGCGGAAATATCCGACAACGATGCTAGAGCATAAGGCTTTTATCAAGGCTAGCAAGGGGGCTTTTGGGTATGCTGGCGCGGTGGATTTAGATGAAGCGGCGCGGTTTTGTGAACTTCGGAGTGTGCCCCCTGTGGCGGCGGATGAAGTTAGAGCATACTCTCTACCTTCATCCGAAGGGGCATCGCAAGCTACGCCTGAAACGCCTGAACCGAATTCAACAGCAGAACCCGGAGAAGCTCTGGCAACTAATAAGCAAAAAAACTATATCTACGGAATGGCAAAGCTCGGCGGGATCAAGGATACCGAAGAGCTTAAAGCTTTCTTGCGATGGCGTGGAACCCCACCTGAAACCTTGAATTTTCGTCAAGCTAATGAATTGATTAGCAAGTTTAAGGCGAAGGATTATTCGGAGATAGAGAGGTTTAAGAGCGAGCAGGAAACTGCTGATGAACAAATAGAAGATGAGCCAGAGGAGGGATAAGAATGCCGTTAGTAAAGATGCCATTCAAAGCGTGCTGGAAAGTGAAAATCTTGCTTATGACTAAGACTGTCACTATCCGCACTAAAAAATTTGGCGAGGTTGGCGACACCTTTGAAGCGTTTGGGTTTCTCTGGAAGATCGTCAAGGTTGAGTGCCTTGACCATAAGACAGCTATTGAAAAATACTTTAAGCAAGAGGGTTTTGATAGTATAGAGCAAGCCCAAGAGTGGGTTCGGGACAATCTTGGGGCTTGGAAGCCAGACCGTCAAGTATGGGTGCATCATTTTGCACCTGCTGACAAGGAAGTTCAAGAGGTGCGAAAATGTCCTATCTGCGGGTTTAACATCTTCGGAGACCAGAAATGTCCGAAATGCAATGATAAAAAGCCCAAGCCAAAGGACTCCGAACCTGAACCACCGCAAGCGGTTATTGTGGAAGCTCCGACTTATCGGGTCTATGATAATGGGATGGTAGAGCTAAAGTTCGGCAAGTATAAAGGGAAAAGCCTGCGTCAAATTCCAACATACTATCTGGAGCTTATTATTGAGCATTTTGGGGAGATCAGCGAGTTTCTGGTGGATCACGCTTCCAACGAGTGGAATAGACGGGAGGAAATCATCAAGCCTGGTGATGATGATTTTCTGGTATTCCCAGAAACCGATAAAGGTGCACCTGACGATGATGAAATAGAAGAGATTTTCTTGAACGATCTTGTGGAACTTAAATCGCAATTGCCGGAGGAATGATAATGTCAAGAGATGGTTGGGTCCGTATATGGAGAAAAATGTTGGACTCCCTATTATGGAGTATGGAACCAGAGCACTTCAAGGTAGCGATAGCTTGCATCTTGACTGCGGCGGATAAGGAAATGGAAATACATCTACCTGAATACTCCAAGACAATCTCTCTGAAGCCTGGAGAGCTATATCTTACTATCCGAACATTTGCAGAACAGAATAAGGTTTCAGAAAAAAATGTTCGGACAGCTCTGGAAAAGTTAGCTTCAGATGAGTTTCGGTTCTTGGATGTTATACCGTCCCAGTTTGGGACTATCATCCGTATTCTTAATTGGGAGCAGTATCAAGGCGGGGATGATAAATCCCCGCCTGAAAACCCTCTGGAAGCCATAGACCGCGTGCCGTTTGAAGAGATAGCTTTGGAATGGAATATGCTCGCCAAAAAATATAACCTTCCAGAGGTTAAGACCATATCAGCGGAGAGACAAAGGCATCTAAAAAACCGATGGAAGGATGCTAATTGGCGCAAGAACTGGCGGACAGCATTGAATAAAATTCCTGCCAGTCCGTTCCTGTTGGGATCAAAAGGGTGGAGGGCTAATTTTGATTGGTTTATACGCCCTGACTCTGTGATCAAGCTAATAGAAGGGCAGTTTGAGACGCAAAAGGGACTGCAAAAAACCGGGTTCAAAGACAAGAAATATACGGAGGGAAAATGAAAATCCCTGAGCGATACCGCCAAGCACTCTCTAAATGGCATAACATAGACCAACGACATTCTAACATTCAAGCAGAAGTCAAGGCTTGGGTAGAGAGCACGCCACGCGGATGCCTGATATTTTACGGACCTCCGGGAACCGGCAAGACTACAATGGCGTTATGGGCTATGCAGAGATTTATAGACCTTTATGATGCTGAAGCCAGATATATCACCGCTTTGGAAATCTATCAAAAGCTGAAAACAGATTACTCCAAAGAGGATGCCCTACGATTGGAATTAGCAAAAATACCTCTGCTGATTATTGACGAGATAGATTTATTTGGAACATCCGAGAGTGCGTGGCTGTTTATCAATCAAGTCATCTCAAAGCACTACGATGAACTACTCCCGATGATCCTGATTACCAATCTGGATTTACCAGAACTTGAAGACAAATTGGGAGAGCGTATTTATGACCGGCTGATGGAGTGGGGCAAGGGTATTCTGTTTTCAAATAAATCCTATAGAGAAAGGGGGTGAGGAAAATGATAAAAATCTCTAATCCTGATACATCAGAGATATACGACACTTGGCATCTATGCAAAAGATGCCTCAGCGTATATACGCATAGTCAGGGGGATTTTGAGGTTATCAAGGGCAGGGAGTGCTGTGTTAATAATTTAATGACCCTGCCCAACTGGGTAAAGGAAATAGCTATAGAGAAGGTAAGAAAAAATGGGGATTGAAAGAACAAAGAGGTTTTGGAAGATCAGATGCGACAAGTGCAAAAAAGCATATGTAAAAAATTCCTTTCCAAAGATTAGTTTATCTGATGTAATGAAAATTCTGGAATATACTGAAATAAACGGAAAGGTCTGCTGCAAGAGTTGCACTCAAGAAGAACGCACTCGGATGCCATTATTTAATGAGAAGAAATAAGAAAGGAGAGAAAAATGTTAGAAGAACTGATTGAGAAATTAAAGGAAAGAATTAAACAGCTTGAGCATCAAAAACAGAATGGAGTTTGGGGAACATACCATCAAGATAATCTGGATTTTCTGATGTCGTTTCTTGCTGTTCTTGAAGAATGCAAAAGAGAAAGAGAGACGATAGATATGGCTATGTATTGGCTGGAAAAGAGAAATGAAGAGATCAGTCAAGAGTTACATATATGTGAGAAGAAGCTCTATGAATTGGGCATTAAAAAGTAATAAATTAGAAAGGAGAGAAAAATGATAGAGAGAGAAGGACATTGGGTTGTATGTAGAAATTGTGGGAGGGCGGTAGATAAAGACGAAGCATATAAATGGGATGCAAGAGAGAGTATCTATGCGTCCGGAAATGCTCTCTGCCCCAAATGTGCCAAGAGGTTTTACAAGGCGTGCGACCTATGCGATGGGATTGGGCATATCCAGAAAAAACTTCGCTTTCCCAGAATACAATTCATCCCGAAGATAGGATGGGACGCTTATCTAATATGGGAGAAGAGAGAGAGATTTCATATCTCGCTTGAGATAGGCGTCCAAATCAGGGAGACTATCACTTGCCCTATGTGCAATGGGAGCGGTAATCTGAAATGGGGGAAAGAATGGTAAAACATATACCTAACGAGACTCAATTTGAGAGATTTGTGCGGTTAGAGTTGGAGAAGGGAGAGAGACGCTATGGCACTCCCTTTACAGAGCAGAGCGTTTTGAGCAGGGGTGAAACCCCTGAAGACTGCATCAAGAAGGAATTAGCGGGAGCATATCTTTACGCCACATTGCTTCACGGCTGGAGAGCGTGGATAGCCCGAAAGGGTGCTTATTTATTATTCCAGATCACACGACCGGAGTTTCTCCGAAACCCGTTCCGACATAGCTGGTTCAATAAGCACGGAATGGAAATAGTTATCTCTCGTCCATTTTGGTATGGCTGGATGATAATCAGTTTGAAATGGTGGAGAAAAAACAAAGAGAAATCTCCGCTGATCGGAATAGAAATCTGGCGTCCCAGAAATATCCATACCACTATCTTGGAAGTAGTTTTTTTTAACTTTTCGTTCAAGATAGAGAAATAAATCTCTCGCACTTGACAAACTTTTTTAATCAGGTATAATCCTGATTGATGGAAATTAGAGACATCTCAATTCAGGATATTATACCTGCACCGTATAATCCGCGTGAGATATCTCCCAAAGCTCTTGAAGGCTTAAGAGCTAGCCTTGAAGAATTCGGTCTCGTTGAACCACTGATTTGGAACCAGCGCACAAAGCATCTAGTTGGTGGACATCAACGCTTAAAAGCCTTGCAAATGTCTGGCAAACTCCAAGATACCGTCAAGGTTGTAGTAGTAGACCTAGATTTAGAACAAGAGATGAAGCTGAATGTGACCCTGAACAATCAGCTGATCTCAGGTCAGTGGAACATTCAAAAACTTGAGCAGGTTATCTCATCCATTCCAGTTCCAACAGACATCGCTAAACTCCGAATTGCTGAACTGAAGCAAGTTGCCAAGACTCTTAATAAAGCAGTTATCCCGCAAAATCAAGAGAACAAAAACTCATCCTTTGATCTCGGAAAATTAGAAGAGATGTGGAGATGCCCGGTTATGTCTTTTGACATTCATCAAGGAGGTATTTGTTATGGCCAAGAAACCAAAATCAAAGAGAAAGAGAGCTGGTTATGTGAAAAAATACACTAAAAAGAGAAAAGGCTCTCGGAAAAAAAGAGGTGGCCGCGGAAAAGGCTCTTATTAGCCACTGGAAATGGATGAATTGGGGGGAGTAAAATCCCCCCAATAATCCTCACTATTGCTATAATACTGTATACTAATACTATGAGTAATAATAGTTTAACAAAGCATCTGGAAAGGAACATAGCAAAAAACGCTGGCAAGAAGGGCGCAGTCCGCCACAAGAAGGCTCGGCTCTTCCTTATGCTCAAAGTGTTGAGCGAATTGGACAGCCGAGTGATGATAGACCTTATAAACAAGGGCGAGATAAACCATTATCTCGCTGACAAGCTAGGGGTTGGCATAAGGCAGATAGAGAAGTATTGGGGAGACAGGTTTTTTAATGAAGCCTTCTTGCAGGCTGGGTATCCTGTTATGCGCAAGTATTTATTCCCAGCCTTGCACGCGCTTGGTATAAAGGCGGCTAGCGGAGACATCAATGCGCTGACCACTCTGTTCAATTTGACCAAAATATCGGAAGCTTTCGGGGCTTCCCTTTATGAGGTGCCTGAAGTTAAGATAGAGATAAACGATTTAACAGGGCAAGAGATATATGATTACGATCAAGTGGAACAGAAAACAAAACCGCTTCCATCAGGGTCAGGTGGCGGTAATGGGGGATCGCCATCGGATCCAGGTGATAGCGGCGGGACGCCGTTGGGGGAAGACGACTTTGGGGAGGACTCGGATTATCTTGGAGACATTGAAGGCTTTGAGCCGAACTAGAAATCCGCTCTCGTGGTGGATTTCCCCGACATACTATCTGGCTCGGAAGCCCTTCCTTAATTGCGTCCACATCTGCAGGAAGCTCGGACTACTTGCTGGCGAACCGCACGGAAGCCCGCCAGCTTATATTGACTTAAAGTATGGCGGGCGTATAGAGTTCAGGTCAGCCGATTCGCCAGGTCTTTTAGTAGGCGACTCGCTGGCTTATGCTGTTATAGACGAGGCTGGCAAAGTAAAGGAAGATGTTTGGTATGAGTCTATCCTGCCGTCGTTGGCAGACTTGAATGGCGGAGCTATGATCATAGGGACACCGAAGGGCAAGAACTGGTTCTGGAACGAATACCTTAAGGGGCAAAACCCAGAGCAATACCCGGACTATTTTTCTTATACATCGCCGAGCTATCAGAACACCTTTGTATTCCCGAAAGGCGAGAATGACCCCAAGTTCATCTCTCTTAAAACCAACATGCCCGAATGGCAGTTCCAGCAAGAGATTATGGCGCAGTTCTTGGACACTCTAACGACGGTCTTTGAAGGCGTAGACGAGGTTATCGGCGGACAATTTGAACCGCCCAGAGATGGCATAAGATACTTCGGCGGAGTTGATCTTGGACGCAAGCAAGACCCGTCCAGTGTTTGTATTATGACCGCTGATGGTAGGCTGGTATGGCATCGTAGCTTGCCCTTGAAGATGAACTGGAAGACGCAGACGCAAATCATTTGCGATGACTTGCGCCGTTATAGAGCTATCGCCTTTGTAGACGCAACAGGCGTGGGAGACCCGGTCTTTGAGGAAATTTATCGCCGTTATCGCAGAGTCTATCCTTTGGTCTTGACAAACCTCTTGATTGAGGATATTATGATGGCGTTAGCGATGGACATCTCTAGCCAAGATATAATGATACCTGCGGATGCACGGGAGCTAATTGCCCAGCTTAAAAACTTTCAGCGAGATGCCACCGGGAAGGTTGCCCACTATTCCGCCCCGCCAGGTCTTCACGATGATGATGTCTTTAGTCTGGCGATGGCAAACTATGCCCGGCGTGCAAAACGCCCGCTGAGAACCAGCGTCACTTATCAAGAAGTTAGGGAGATAAACCTTGAACTTAATTGAAAAAGCTCGGCTAAAATTAGGGATGGCGATCGCAGGCTTCCAGACCAAAGGCGTCCCAAAGCTAGGCGAAGAAGGATGGGCTCCGCTGAATGTTGGATCATACTTGCCGGGCGACCGCCCGTTGACCCCAAGAGAGTTGGCAGTTGCACTTATAGGGTATTCCTACGACTGCATCAACATCATCGCCGAAGTTATCGGGATGCTGGACTTCCATCTGGAAGGCACACGCGGAGAAGAAAAGATCACGCTATCATCGCCAACAGAGCATCCGTTCCTGAAGGCTACTAAATCGCCAACGCCTCCTATGAGCAGGTCAAAGCTATGGTATTTAATAACCGGACATCTGGAATTGTTTGGGCAAGCCTTCTTGCTTAAACAGCGCGGTCCAGATGGCTTGGTCAACGCCTTCCAAGTCCTATCCCCGCTCAATACCAGATTAGAGCGTGAACGACCGGGATCGGATAACATTGTAGTCAGAGTGTATGGCAAGGGTATTGAAACCTACCCGCTACGCGAGGTGGTTTATTTTTTTAACCCGCACTTGCTTGGGACTTCTAACTCATATTCAACCGTGCAGGCGGTCTACCCTCATCTGAACTTGCAACGGGACATCATATTGAGCGAAGCCGAAAAGCTACAGAAGAGAGACTTCCCATCGTTGCTATTTGAGAGTGATGAAGACTTGGACGAGGATAGACTATACGACTTTCAGAAATATCTTGAGGAAAAGATTGTTAAGATTATGCGCGGGAAAGTCGCCCCCGTGATCCCAGCCGGGATTAAGACGCGCACCATCGGCTTTGAGCGGGACTTGACTAGACCTGTTCTGCTCAAAGAAGTGCGTGATAAAATCCTATCCGCTTGGAGAGTGCCAGAAGCCTTGCTATCAATGCGTGGTGGGACAGGGTATATCAGCCTTTATGGCGAGTTCTTATCCTTCGTGCACTTTACTATCAAGCCAAAAGCAATAAGGATTGCGCAAGACCTTAACTCGCAATGCTTGGCAACCGACTATCCTGGCTTGGCATTGCAAGGAATACAACTGAGTATGGTTTGGGACTTCCCGTCATCGGAAGACAGAGCCGCACTTGTGGCAGAGATAAACGCCACCCGTGATTTCAGAACCGTCAACGAGATTAGGCATTTGTTGGGCGATAAACCGCTAGCTCCGCAAGATGGCGATGTGATTTTGCGTAGCTCTGGAGTCACGCCGGTCCCGGTCACTATCCAACAACCTGGAATATCAATCATGCCATTCTTGAGCCTCAGAGAAGAGCTTTCGGAGTCTGAATTGACAATGCTAGAGCGGAAATGGCTCTTTGAAACCGACCATCACGAGAAAAAAATTAAGAGCGCGGCGCAACGCTTCTTTGAGGCGCAACGCCAAGAAGTGTTGCATAAGTGGAGAAGCCTCAGCGCCCCGCGTGAAATAAAATTGTTTAACAAGAGAGAGTGGAACGAGAAGTTTTTTAGGTATCTCCACGACCCTGTGCGTTCTGCTTTCGTGGCATCATATATGAACGGACTGCGCAAGGAAAAAAAGGCGGCGCTGTTTGATGAAAGCTCCGATGAAGTGATCAAGTTCTACGAAGGATTAGCGATCACGCATCAAGGGGAGCTAGTCAATGAAAATACTATGCAGAAGATAGCAGAGGCGATAAGGAAAGGGCTTGAGAACCGCGAGAGCGTTTCTGAAATAGCAGAGAGGATTGAAAGGGTGTTTGCTTTGGCGTCTGGGTGGCGTGCGATTACTATCGCAAGAACTAGCGCGGTCGGAGCATCTAACGCAGGCTTAATTCAAGCGTGGTCTGAATTTGAAACCCCTGTTCGCCCAGTCTGGTTTGCAATGCTAGACCACCGCACGCGTGATCCGCACCGCTCTGCGCACCGGCAAGTAGCAAAAGGTGTAAAGGGAGATTGGTATTTTGTGGTCGGTGGAGAGCGACTGAAATATCCGGGCGATCCAGATGGAAGTCCGGGCAATATAATCAATTGCAGATGCACAATGATTGCAAAACCGAGGCGGTTGACAGAATTATGAGCATTCTCGGCATCCAGAATTTATATTCAGCCAAAGAAATAAACGCGGTAAAGTCCATAGTTGAGGAAATGCTTGCGGGATGATTAAAGGTATGCTAAAATCCTGAATGGAGGTAGCTAAAAATGGACAATCAATTTGGCATCCCAAACGATTTGGAGCATAAGGAAGCCGACCTGCTTTTTCTTGACCCTGTCTTGACGCCAGAAGGCAAAGCTAAAAAAGAAAGGGAGCTTTGGCTCAGAGTGTCTACTGCTTCAAGCGATTTGCGTGGGGATGAGCTTGACCAAGACGGCGCGGACATAAGCTATTTTGAGAAGTTCCGTCCGATATTCTACAACCATAACTACTCCGATCCAAAATATCTTATTGCCACTGCCACAGAGATTAAAAAAGACGGCAAAGGCTGGCTGGTCAAGCCGAAGTTTGACGATGACGAGTTCGCCCAGAGCATCAAGCGCAAGATAGAGAACGGCTTAATCAAGGGTGCGAGTATAGGATGGAAGCCAATGGACTTTAAGTGGAAGCCAGATGGTATCGGGCGTCAAGTCAAAAAATGGAAGCTCTTTGAAGTCTCTTTTACACCTCTGCCAATGAACCCTGAAACCGAAGCTATCTGGAATAGTCAAGCGAAGCAATCAAAAGATGCCCTACCAGAAGGGACGATCCCGTTTGAAGCTCTTGGGATGATGCCAGAGGATACCGCGTGGGATGAAAGGGAAATCAGCGGAGTTGATGCTGGAACAATGAAAAAAATTTGTGCGATAGAGGGGCGTTTCCCGCATCATAACTCTAACTTGAAATCGGTTTGGTTCGCAGTCAAGTCAGCGATGGACTCTCTGATGACATTAGAGGATACCTTAAACATCCCAGAACCGTTGCGCAAGTCCGCATATGATCATCTGGCTGGGCATTTCAGGGAGTTTGGAAAAGATGTCCCGGAATTTAAGACCATAGAAACTCTGCTGGCTGAAAGAGTGATTGCTCAAGAGAAGCGGATTGGAGAACTAGAGTCTCTTATCACTGAAGTGGCAACACAAGAGCTTTCCGCTAGAAAGTATGCAAGTGAAAGCCAGGAACAAGAAGAAGATACTTTTGACTTGACAAAAGCAAAAGAGGCGTTCAAAATAGCGTTTAAGGACGAGCTTGCAAAAAAGCTCGGAGGAATAAAATAAAAATAAAGGGGAGGTATAATCAGATGCCAAACGAGATAGTTGAAAAAGAGAAAATCACGCCTGCTACTGAGCTGAACCAGGCGATGATCCAGAACTGGGTGAAGGAAGCAATGAAGGACATTGAACCTACCATCCAGGAAATGCTCACAGTGGAAAGGGATAACGGAGTTGCCGGAAGCGGTGTGTCTGGCAAATCTGAGGTCGTATGGTATTCCAAGACCATCGGCGGGGTTGAGCAGGATAAAATCCCGCAGTTCAAATCCCTGTCCCCAGAAGTCAAGGATTTCATTAAGGAAATGAGAGACTTGGTTCTGTTGGGCGAAAAGAAGGCGGCACAGGATGGCACCGATCCGTATGGCGGAATTCTGATGCCAGAGGAAGTTGAGTCAACGATCATAGAGGCGGTCTATGACAAGTCCGTATTACTCCCGCTCTGCACCCTGCGTCGGACTACACGGGACACATTGAAGCTCCGTAGATTAAAACAATCGCTTGACCCAGAGACTGCACTTTCATTATTCGGCGGAGTGCAGTTCTCTTATCTGGACGCTGGAGAGGAAATCGGGGAAACCCGTGCCGAGTGGGAAAACTTGACAATGGTGCTCCATAAAGTCGGAGCTATCGTAGTCTTCCCAAACGAGCTTTTGAGTGATAGCGACATCAATGTGATGAACTATCTGACCAACTTATTGCGTCGCTCTCACGCATATCTCTTTGATTATAACATCCTGAACGGGAGCGGTATCGGGCGTCCTCTGGGAATACTTAACGATGACGGCACGCTGTCTGTTTCCCGTGAAACCTCTGGGAAAATCTCTTATAACGACTTCCTTGCACTGGACAAACGGCTTTTGGAAATCTTCGCTAACCCGGTCTGGCTATGCCGTAAATCAACTTGGATGGAAGTAGTTTCAAGCCTGATAACCGCTGAACACCCGGAGATATACTTTGACGCAAGAGGGAAGACTGCTGGCGGATACCCGGTAATCCAGAACATCTGCTCGGCAAATGCTGGCAGTCTTGGAGACTTGGTATTAGCCACGATGGAAAACTACGAGTTCTTGCTCAACGATGAGTTCCGCGTGGACACAAGCATCCATTACAAGTTCGCCACTGACCAGCCGGCTCTTCGGGTTATCACTAGGTTCAACGGAATGTTGACTATCCCGCAATCGGTAGCCGTCCTATCCGCATGAGGTAAAAACCGATGCCAAGTGAAAATCCGATTGTAGAGGTTGAGATAACCGACCGCGGTTTAATCGGTAAAACGATTGAACTCCGACAGGGGCGGTTTACTCTTGATAAAAACGGGAGATTGGTCGGCAAAGTCATCCGCAAGATGAAACTAAACGACGCCAAATGCCTTGAGCGGGCGAAAAAAGGGATCATTATCAAGAGTTCTGGAGACAAAAAGAACGCCCCTACAGCTCATACAAGGAGGTCTTAAGATGGGAAAAATCACAAAATACGGAGCAGGTGCTCGGATCAAATGCGGAGGCAGGACATATAAGTTCAAGAGCAAAAAACAAGCTAGAAAATTCCTCGCCGCCGTGCATATCAATAAACACTAAAAGGGAGGTATGAAAAAATGGATAGTCTCTTTTATCAGGTGAACGACAAGGTAGCTCTTAAGCCCGATGCGGCGATCACTGAAAGCACTGCAGGATCGGCGCTTGACAGGTTAGACCCAGCTTGCGAAGACATCAAGCTGGTCATTAACTGCGGAACAATCTCTGCTGGGACATTCACCGTCAAGCTAACCGAATGCGATACCGCAAACGGGACCTATACGGATGTTGATGTCTCAAAAGTGCTCTCTGAAAGCGGGACCGGAACAGAAACATTTACATCTACCACTGACGATGTTGTTAAAGTGCTGGCTATCAAACCCGGAGTATCAACTAAGCGTTTCCTTAAGCCATACATAACCGTCAGTGGGACATCCCCAAGCGGGTATATCGCCGCTACTTGGCAGACTGGCAAACATCGGGTTGCGCCGATTAGATAACCCCTTGCTTCCGAATTGGTCGGGGGGAGCCACCAACCACCCTCCGAAAAATCCCCCCGACCGAATTTTTTAAGGGAGAACCAATGGCAGGCGAATGGGTTACGATAGAAGAGCTCAAGACATATCTTGGGTTTAAGAGTCCATCAGAGCCATCGCCCGATGACCAAACTCTGGCTGATTGCGAGTCTGCGGCTAGAAACTGGATTTGCCGTGCGCGTCTTGGGAGAACACAAATCGTTCAGCCTGCTAATGATATTGTTGAGGTTCACGATGGGGATGGAAGCCAAGTGATCTGGACGAAAGAATATCCGATTGCCAGCATAACAAGCATCGTTGTAGATGACGAGATAATCCCAGAAATAGACGATGATAATGAATACGGCTGGCATATTCCAACAGGCGCAGAAAAATTTGGGAGGATTGAGTTGAGCGGGTATGTATTCACCGAGGGTATCCATAATGTAGTAATCACATACAAGCCCGGCTACGCGACACTCCCTGATGATTTGAAAATAGCTTGCGCACGGATTGCTATTGCTCTATTTAAGCAATTCCCTTATCTCGGAGTTCATCAGAGTGCAGGTGAATTAAATATCCAGATTGCGGAAATCTCGGATAAACTTGGGACAGACTTGTTGCTCAAACCATTCGTGAGGTTGCGAGGGTAATGAATTACCAAATCAGACCAGCAGACCAGGCAAAAATAAAAGAGATAATGCAGAAGATTGATGCATTGCCGAAAAAAATCAAGAATTATTATCTCCCGGGCACCTTTGAGCGCATCTCGCTTGACTACCACAAGGCAATGGTTGAGCGTCTCTCTCGTCCGGGTGGGGGTATCGGAAGATGGGTTTATTTGAGAGCGCCCGGCACGCCTGCGTTTAGGCGTGTAATGCAGACACGAACCAACAAAAAAACAGGACAGATTATAACACGGAGCGTAATGAAGCGCACTGGACAACGCATCTGGCATAGACCGAGTCTGCCTGGACAACCGCCAGCGGTTTTATCAGGACGATTGCGTTCATCTGTGCGTGAGATTAAGAGCAGAAAACCGCTTGGGCTGATCCTGCAGGTTGGTGGAGAGCCGAAAATCAGGAAAGCTCTTGGGATGGTGAACTATGCTGGCAGGCTGGAGTATAAGCTAAACAGACCATTTTTTCGCCCAGTTATAAAACTCCGTCTCCCAACTTGGATAAAATGGCTTCGGGAAACACTGGCAAAGGCGACTAGCTTGAAGGAATAAAGATGGCGATTGAAAATCAAACCGGTAAAACAATAATAACTATTTGCGATGGTGGGAAGCAAATAGATCGCTTTGAGTTTGAATACCACCCTTGCGAATGTGAACAGAGCAAAAAATCAGGGAAGCGTGAAATCAGGCGGTTTGATCCTGAAGCTCGCACATATACAATCATTTGCGCCTATTGCAAGCGGGAGTTAATCAATGCTAAAGCAGATAATTAACCCTTTACTCGCTACTCTGTCAAGCGGACTTGAGCCGGCTGGTGATAATGTCCGGCTCAAGGTTTTGGGTGATCTGCTTATGCTAAATCATTTTGAGAAGAATGAGCAATCTAATTTTGATTTTGATTATCCAGAGAATTATTTTGGGACTGGAGTAAATTGCGCAATAGTAGACACAGAAGTCCTATTCGGCAAAAGTTTTGTAGTTGAGTATAACGGTGTTGAAAATCCGAAAGCAGTCCCTTATTATGTTAATTTTCTGAAAGGGAAGGACGAGCTTTCAATCGCATTTGCGATAAAATTTATGAGCAGCCTAAACGAAACTGATGATGCACTGATCCAGATATGTGTTCAAGAATATGGCGCTATTGCTGTTGTTGAGATAGGGCAATTCGGTGCTCAATATAATGAAAATGGAGAATTCTATGCATATGTCTATGACTCACAATCAAATCAAGTCAGAATTGAAACCTCTGGATTGGGGCTTGCTGTTGACACGACTTATTGGGTAAATCTGGTGATTAGTCAGACTGAACTGAAGCTATATGTGGATAATAATTTGGTAGCTTCTTCTAGTCTGAATGGGCTTGCTGATCTCAGTCCATATACGCTCGTGCTATATTTTGGACAGGATTGGAGCAATCAGTATGGACGCTATTTTGATGAGTTTCTAATAAAAGCAACTTCTGCACCTATAGCGAAACCGGCCGAGCCATTTAAGATTTATAGCACTCAAGAGACAGCAACCTTGTTGATTGATAGCGGGACTGATGATACTACTTGGTCACCTAGCACGATAGAGTTTCTGGATGAAAATAACTGGACTTCCGGCAACCTTAAAATCAGAGGCTCTGCTGGTAATACCGAACCGACCTTGTCTGGCGACCCGATGACTCTAGCTGAATTCAGGGCTTTGAATAATATGACTGGACGCTATCTGAAACTGGAGTTCACTTTTATCTCTGATGGAGATACGCAGATAGAATTAACAGCTGGAGACATAGAGGCTGTTCTGGCAATAGATGCTCCAGCTAAACCGGTAATCAGCAATTTTTCAAGGAATGGAGATACAGGGTCTTGCGAGGTATCAGGGATAGACGATGATACCATAGTTTATGCTTATTGCCGTAAAGATTTTGATCCGCACTGCCCGAAGAAACTCATTGGGCAACGCATTGGAAACGGGAC